GAACTTAACGCTTGTGGAGATTTTGGGAAAACTGCCAATGGGTGTGATAATAACCGGGGTCGATGAAGCAAGAAGCTTTGACTTCTATACAAAGTGTAAGTCAGAGTAGTTCACTAATATTAAGGTTCGCATTCCCTTTTTTTCTCAACAAAATAATATAAGGATTCCTCTTCCTCAACATCAGTAGGTAGGAGAGAAATTATCTAAAATTCACTAAGCGTCAGTGGTGGGGGGAGAGAGATTGGTGTCCCCCACTGACAAGAGACTTAAGCAACAGTCGGATTTTCTCGATATTCAGGCTCCGTTAAACTTACCGACTGTGGATTAAAACAATGAAGTAGGCATTGAGACTTATACAATATGTTTGTCTGTAAAAAAGAGTCCCTGCCATGTCTAATTTATGATATAGTATATAAAAAAGGAGGAGAATTATGAAAAAGAAGAAATATATAAAAGTGAAGCTTGGTGGACAACTAATAAATATTGAGGTAACAAACAGTATTCCAGATGAATATGTATTGTATGGTTATCATGAGGAATATGCTATTTATTGTAAAGAAGAAGTAATAGGCGAAGACACACATCATTACTTTTTGGCAGTTAACTTTATAATTTAATTCACTTTTTTTTAACCACACCTATTTAGCTCGTCTTCTTATGGGTGTGGTTATTCTATTACGATAGATTCAAACTTTTAACAGAGAACAACTCTAGTTATTTCATTATAAAAAATCCATCAAAGATTTAAACTCTATATTCCGTTTTGGCTTTTTAAAGGCTATATTTTTAATCTGATATACCCTCTGATGGGTAAATCCCATTTTTTCTCCTATTTCTCTTCCGCTTAAAACTTCTTTTCCATTTAATCCATATAATTGTTCAATTACAAAAAGCTCATTTTCAGATAGAATTTTCCTAAGTAGAAGGGATACTCTTTTTTTCATATCCTTATTACAGACATAATTTTCAATATTTCTATCAGATGGAATTAGATTTCCTAATGTTATATTCTCTTCCTGCTCTGTTATGGCTTCTTTATCCAGTGATAAACATTGTTGGTTCCAGTCCGTTAATACATATTCAAGAAGAACCCCTTTATACCCTGTACTTTTCTTTATCTCCTCCATTGTTGGTTTCCTGTTATATAAAAGATAATATTCCCGACAAAGTTGCTCTATTTTCTTTCTGGCTTCTGCGATACGAAAGGGACGTATTATCATTTCTGAGGAGTTTGCAAATTCTCGGATATATTTTTTTATCCATGGAGTAGCATATGTAGAAAAGGCTGTCTGATAGGATAACTCAAATCGGCCAAGAGCTTCAATAAGCCCTTTAATTCCTTCATGAAAAAGGTCAGCAATATCTATACCAGGACATCCAAAAGAAAATTTCTGAGCAATTCTTAATACAAGGCCTGCATTGGAAAGAATAATTTTGTCATGAATTAAATTGTCTCCTGTTTTTTTATATTCTAATATCAGTTTGTCTAAATCCTTTTTTGTGAGTACAGGGTTGTTTTTTATAATGTCATATATATAATATTCAGATTCGTACATTTTTATCCACCTCTTTCGTGTATATTAATAATTTTTTCTATATTTATAGTATGAAAGAAAAATTTTTAAATCTTTTTTCTGTAGAATTTTTTCTATTTCCCTTGTGTTTTTTGCTTTTATGGATTAGTACAACAAAAATCTTATACAGAAAAATTAAAACCATCTTCAAAATATCATACTAATAATAAGGAATATAAGAAGTAAGCTACTGCGAATAGTAGTTATAGTGCATCGACAAAATACAAGGAGAAAATCATGTCTATAGAAAATAAACAGATGATATGGATATCTGGATGTATCGATAAGATTATCTATGATAACAAAAAAGGATTTATGATATTTGTTCTTCGTAAGAAAACAAATTCTATTATTGTTAAAGGAGAATTTTTACAGATTCCTCTGAAAAGCAGTATTCGTATACTCGGATATTATGTAAGGGATAAAAAATATGGAAAGCAATTTTCAGCTATTTCTTATCAATTCGTAATACCTGAAAATATCTACTCATGGCAGAAATGGCTTGCAAGCGGGATTATTAAAGGGATACGAACGAAAAACGCAAGAAAGATTATTGATTATTTTGGCGAAGATACCATGAATATATTAAATGGTCAGCCGGAAGAATTAGCAAAAGTTCCGGGTATCAGTTTAAGACAGGCCAATATTATCTGTGATAAGTTTCAAGAACATACACAAAATGCAGATATATTGATCAGCTTATGCAATTATGGAATACCTGTTCATATAGGTAAAAAGATTATAAAAAAGTACGGAACTAAGACAATACAGCAGCTACAGGAAAATCCTTATAAAGTTGCGGATCAAGTTGCTTCTTTAGGCTTTAAAACTATTGACCCAATAGCTTTACGAATAGGGATAGATGAAAAATCAGATTATCGGATTCAATCAGCTTTTTTGTATTTATTAAATCAGGCAGAGCAAGAAGGACATGTTTATTTACCAGAAAATATCCTTTTAAGAAACGCCTCCAATCTTTTAGGTTTTCCAGTTTCCTTCCTGAAGGATTCTCTTTTACGTTCCAATCTTAAAAGGGTGGAAGATCAGAGCGAAATATATGTGTACCGTCCGTGGAAGTATAAGGAAGAAATAGATATAACTCATATATTAGTCAAACTGGCAGGACAGAGAGAATCTGATATCAAAAAACAAGAAGAAACTTTATTACAGCAGTATAGTGATACAGCTAATGAAGAGCAACTTAACGCTGTAAGACAGGCATTAAGAAGTTCTTTGATGATCTTAACAGGAGGACCGGGTACAGGAAAAACATTTACAACAAATTTGGTTATTCGTTTTCTAAAGAACCGAGGTAAAAAAATTTTATTAGCAGCACCTACAGGACGAGCCGCAAAACGAATGGAAGAATCTACAGGGATGTCCTCTCAGACAATACACCGGTTATTAGAATATGGAAGGGACGATATCGGAAATATAGGATTCCAGAGAAATGAAAATAATCCATTAGAAACAGATACCGTAATAATAGATGAATCCAGTATGATTGATCAATCATTAATGTATGCGTTATTAAAGGCTATTCCTAAAAATTGTCAGCTCATACTGGTTGGTGATAAAAATCAGCTTCCAAGTGTTGGGGCTGGAAGAATATTGGCAGATATTATTGCTGCTGATATTTGTCCAGTGATTGAATTAAAAAAAATTTACCGACAATCCGAAGAAAGTTATATCGCGGAAGCTGCACATGGAATTTTAGAAGGAAAAGTACCATATCCATGGGGAAAAGATAAAAAGATAAAGGATTTTTATTTTATTCCTGTAGATTATTCTGATAAAGAAAAGGCTGCGACAGTTATTTCTGAATATGCTGGAAAAAAGGTTCCTGCTTTTGCGAACAATGATGTTCAAGTCTTAACAATGACAAGAGTTCGGGCAACAGGATGTCAGGAATTAAATGAAAAAATAAAAGAGATCACAAATCCTTCTGATAGATCTAAAAGAGAATATAAAAATTTTCGTGAGGGAGACAAAGTTATTCAGATGAAAAACAATTATAAACTGGAAAGAATATATCCAGATAAAAAGAAAAGCATTGGAGTATTTAATGGAGATACCGGCAAAATCATAGAGATAAATGATAACGATGAGAATATAATCGTGAGAATGGATGATGAAAGCATTGTTTCTTATTCCTATGAAGACATAGAACAGGTCGAACTTGCTTATGCAATCACTGTACATAAATCTCAAGGAAGCGAATATCCTGTAGTTTTAATCCCAGTGTTTGACTTTATTCCCAATCTTACAGACCGGCAGATTATATATACTGCAATTACAAGAGCGAAAGAAATGGTTGTATTAGCAGGAGATTATAAGAAATTACAGATGATGATAAGAAATATAAGAAGTGTAAAACGATACACCAGATTAGAATATTTATTAAAAGCGAGGTCGTAACATGAGAGGAATTATCAAATATCCTGGAAGTAAATGGAGGATTTCTGATTGGATTCTTTCTTATTTTCCAAAACATCATAGTTATTTAGAACCATTTTTTGGTTCTGGAGCAGTGTTCTTTTCTAAGCATCGCTCAAATATAGAAACGATTAATGATTTAGATGAGGATGTTGTTAACTTATTTCATTGGGTGCAACATGACCCAGAAAGACTGGCCCATGAAATATATTATACCCCATATTCCAGACAGATATATGACAATGCATTTTTGCCAGATGATGAAAACAGTTTGGATAAAGCAGTCAAATTTTTAATTCGTTTGAACATGGGCTATGGTTATCGTACTACAGGAGCTAAAGTCGGATGGAAAAATGATGTGCAAGGAAGAGAAAAGGCATATGCTGCATTAGATTGGAAAAGCTTACCAGATAGAATTTTGGAGATAACAGAACGGCTTAGAGGAGTGCAAATTGAAAATAGACAGGCAGTGGATGTTATTCCCAGATTTAACTATGAAAATGTATTGATTTATTGTGACCCACCGTATCTGCTCGATACACGAAGCGGTGGAGAACAATATAAGCGAGAAATGACAGAAGATGATCATGAGAATTTGTTGTACCAATTAAAAAAACATAAAGGTTTTGTCTTACTTAGCGGTTATGAATCAAAAATGTATGATTCATTGCTAAAGGATTGGCACAAAGAGACTCATATAAATTATTCCCAAGCGGGAAGCAAAAAACAGGAAGTTTTATGGATGAATTTTGAGCCGCCAGCACAGTTATCCATTTTTGATTTATAGGAAAAGGTGCAGAAAGGAATATATAATATGGCAGATAACTAAATAATTCTAAAAAAGAAGGGATAAAATATATGTCAGAAAAAATCATATTCTTAGATGTTGACGGTGTTCTTAACTATATGTCTTATCAGAATAAAAGTACAGCCAATATAGATCCTTCAAAAGTCGAAATGCTTGCTTATATCTGCACCCAAACAAATGCGAAGGTTGTTATAACATCTAGCTGGCGTGGGTCAGAAACATACACCCCAAGAATATATTATATATTGATTGATATCCTTAAAGAACATCATGTTCCAGTGCTTGGAGATGCTCCTTATATTGAAGGACAGTTTACCGCATCTGTTGATACTGAGAAAAGTTATTCCCTAGATGAAATAGGAGATATGTCTTTTGCACCGGGTACAGGACGGGGTGCAGAGGTAGATAAGTATATTAAGGATAATAATATTAAGCAATTTGTTATCTTTGATGATGAAGATTGGGACTGGACATATTATGGATTGGAAGAACATTGGTGCAGGTCTACATATTATGATAAAAAATACGGCGGTTTACAACCAAGACATATTAAAAAGGCTATCCAATTATTAGATTAGAAAGGCTCATGCTATTACAGTACGAGTCTTTTTTATTCCCTTATGTAAACGAACATACTATTTTCGAAACAAATTTATTGATGTGAAGGAGGTTAAAATGCTAAATCATTGTTTCTAAAAAAGATATAAGGGAGAAATTAAAATGAAAGAGATGATAATTGATGCTTTCGCAGGAGGAGGCGGAGCAAGTGTTGGAATTGAAATGGCTCTTGGCCGGCAAGTAGATGTAGCGGTAAATCATGATCCAGATGCAATTTTAATGCATAAAACAAATCATCCAAGTACTGTACATTTAACGGAAGATATTTTTAAAGTAGACTTGAAAAAATATACAAGAGGGCGGCATGTTGCTCTTATGTGGGCAAGTCCTGACTGCACTTCTCACAGTAAAGCAAAAGGTGGACAGCCTCGTAAAAAGGGGTTAAGAATACTTCCGTGGGCTGTGTATAAACATGCAAAAGTAATCCTTCCAGATGTAATAATAATGGAGAATGTTGAAGAGATACAGCAGTGGGGTCCGTTGGATGCAAAAGGATATCCAATTCCGGATAGAAAAGGAGAGGATTATAAAAAGTTTATCTTAGCAATGAAAGGGCTTGGTTATGTCTTTGATTGTCGTGAGTTAGTAGCGGCAAATTATGGTGCACCAACCACACGCAAACGATGGTATGCAGTATTTCGGAGAGATGGTAGGCAAATCAAATGGCCTGTACAGACGCATAGTAAAGATGGTATCAACTTCCGCAAATGGAAACAGTGTGGAGATTATATTGACTGGAGCGATCTGGGTAAATCTATATTTGACAGAAAAAAACCTTTGGCGGAGGCTACTCAAAAAAGGATAGCAAATGGAATAAAGAAGTATATCATTAATAATCCAAATCCATATATTGTAAAAAACAAAAAAGCATCGGCTTTTATCATTCAATATCATGGGGAAACAAGGGAAGGCGATTCCAGGGGGCAACTTTTAACAGAGCCTATTAAAACAATCGATACATCGAATCGATACGGCTTAGTTACTGCATTCATTACTAAATATTATAAGACTGGAATAGGACAAGGGTGCGATGAACCACTCCATACCATAACGACTTCTCCTGGGCATTTTGGTCTAGTATCGGCATTTTTAATCAAATATTACGGGACTGGATGCGGACAGCAATTAGATACTCCTCTTGGAACAATTACTACAAAAGACCGGTTCGGATTAGTTAATGTAATCTTAGATATAAAAGGAGAAAAATACATTATATCAGATATATTTTTACGGATGTTAAAACCAGAAGAATTAAAGATAATGCAGGGTTTTCCTAGAGATTATATTATTGATCGTGATTATAAATGGAAAAAATATCCTATAGCTAAACAGGTGGCCCGGATAGGAAATAGTGTAGTTCCTATTATGGCACAAAAATTGGTAGAGGCAAATTGCGGATACTTAAAGCAGGGAGAAAGAGCAAGAGGATTGATTGTTTATAAAGATCAAGAGCAACTAAGATTTGCGTAAAAATTGGTTTACTTTAGAAAGGAAATAAAATTATGACAGGAAAATGTCCAATTTTATTTGAAAATAATCAGAAAAAATATCAGTTAACAAATCAAGAGATTCGGGAATTTTGTAAACTTGGATGTTCAGCTGACTGTGATATTTATTTGAAAGAATATGTTGATGAATTAAGGAAAAGAAAGGAATGACGAATCCTCGGTAAAGTGAGATTGATTGTCAAGCGTGAATAATGACAAGAACAAAAGAACTGATAATTGCGTGAAAAAGATATGTATGGAAAATAAATCATATCTAAGTAACATGAGGTAAGCCCTGCCGGAATAAAAACATTAGCATTAAGCTTCCTCATAAAGGAAACACTCAATAATCGGGTATTGGCAGGTAGCTGCTAGAAAGGAAAGGAAAATGGCTACATTTAACGAAAGATTACGGCAATTAATGAAAGAAAATGGCTTCACACAGTATAGATTGGAAAAAAGAACATTTTTCGATGGTAAAGAATTAATAGTACGTAAAGAAACTTCTGTATTCGATTATGCTATAGAGGAGGATGGTCTGTTAATTTCTTCAAAAATCTTAAATGTCAGAACACAACCATTATCAGGATATGTAAAAAAATGGAAAGAAGTTATTTACAAAACTTATGATAATGAAGTAAGATTTTGCTACGCAAGAACATTAACTTCATTGGAAACCGGTGAAGAAACAACTTTTACTTACACATGTAAAGATTCTTTAAAGGGATACGTTTATCACTTGGACTATGAAATAGACAGCGAACATTTAAAGTACGAAGACATAATTGAAAGAATAGATTCAAGAGAACTCAAAAGGGGAAATATAGTTTATTTAAAACTAAATTCCTTTATGGAGAATATAATAATTGAGGTGATTGTATGAGACACTTATTAAATGGCTGTCCTATATGTGGAGGAGAACTATATTCTGATGAATTCAATCAGTATTACATAAGAAAGAAAATTAAAAAGAACGGTGAACTGTCTAAGACTTCAAGAAAAATTGATGTTGGAAGCATAGAATGTTCTATATTTTTCTGTGTTAATCCAAACTGTAATTTTACAACAGATGTAGAATGGAACGGAGAAGAACGGCATAAAAATATTAGTATTTTTTTGGAAAATGGAAAATATTATTGGGAGGATATAGATGAATAATTTACAAAGAGATTTGGAATGACTTAGATGAAGCATATGAATATATGGAAAAAGCAATTGAGAAAATGTCAAGTATGTTATTGTCTAAAGAATTATATGAAAGAAAAGAAAAATTTGATTTGTCGGAAATTTCTTATATGAAACAACTTGTGGAAGAAATGATGGAGAATGAAAACTAATGAAACCAAGTTTTCAAATGAAGAATGAAAGGATGATATAAAAATGATTAAATGGATAAGTGCAGATACCCCACCAGCAAAATGTGATTTTTGTAAGCAATATTTAGTTACTTGTGAATATAATGGGTTAGGAAATATAAAAGAAATGAAATGTAAGTGGCGTTCAGTCTCCGTATAAAGGATACGGCTGCGGATTAAAACAAGAGATATTAGCAGTTTTATGAGATGCTGAAAGAATCGTAGATCAGAAGATTAATAATACAAATTTTACAAAAAAGAAACAATGGTAGCTGCTCTGAATAGTAATTTTCAGAGCAGCTTTTTATTTTATTCCTAAAATATCATACTACCTTTGAAACAAATCTATTGATGAGAAGGAGGAATAAAATTATCAATCATTGTTTCTGAAAATGAAGATATGTATTTAAAAGAATGTAACAAAAAGGAGAAAAAACGATGAATTTTGAACAATTTATGGAAGTAATCAAAAAAACAAGTACCTGAAAAAGATATTTTGTCTGATTCTGTATATTATTATAGCAGAGAAAAAGATAAGTTATTGCTTTTGAAAGATGGCGATTCCTACAAGTCGGAATAAAGTACCTCCCCTAATATGGAGAATACGATTAATATAGGAGGAATTAAGAAATGTTCATATACAAAGTTAAATTTTACAACAACTTTATTGAAGTGAAAGCATGGAATGCGGCGGAAGCGAAAGAGAAGGCTTTTACAAGGTATGTAGAAAAGCATAATGAAACGGATATAAAAGATGTGCAAGTATCCTTATATGACATAGAAGGGGGGACAATGGCACTTATTTGTTCCTGTATGGACGATAAAATAAGAGACCGTTTATTGAACGAAACGTGGAATAACTATCTTGACTTTTTAATTGCTTATCTTAAAGAAGATTGCTCTCTGAAAAATATTCTAAAAAATGAATTTAAAATCGAGCTTGAAATAAAAGGAGAATAAAAATGAATAAACTAACAGAACAGTTTGTAAAAGAGGTACTAACTGGAAAAAATCAATTTACTTTTTCTTTTGGAACAGATTGTCTATATGCCATCAACATTAAACGGGGAAAATCCAGATTTATCTATGGATGTTATTCTTGTAATCTTGACTCATGTACGGATGTAGATAAATTAACACTTCATTTGCTTGCTATTGTAAAAGATGAGTGGGTATATCTCAGTGAAAGTGTGCTTTTTAAAGTGTATACAGAAGAGGATAAGAAAAAGCTCCCAGAAAATGTAATGATGTTAAGAGATTATCAGCAGCTATGGAAAAAGCAACAAGAGAAACTTGTTAATGATTATCTGACGCAGTTTTTACGAATAGGTCTGAAGGATATCAGCTTGTCGAAAAAAGTAATGGATTTATGTGAAAGGAATGCTCGGATACATTTACTGCGAGGGACTCTTCCTAAGTTGACAGATACTATTTATATGGACGATTTCTTTGCAACGAGACAAAAATGTATTGACCATTTATGTGGTTTTATCAATCTGGAAAAAGAAACGATAAAAAAATTAGAACCATGTCATGATGTGTTCAAACAAAAAGCTAATATATATATGGTCACAAAAAAGATGATGGAAGAAAAGTCCTGCGTAAGTTCATGGGAATTAAATTTATGTAAAAATCTAACAGAAAAAATGAAGACTGTAAAGGTTCTGTTTGAACATAACGGAAAAACAGCAAAAGGTTCTGTGGACACAAAAAGCTTGCGTGATGTTTTGATACAAAGAGATATGCTCAGTGTCCTCAATTTTAAATCCACACCGGAAGGAGAAAAAGTATTTTCTGAACTAGGAATAACAAATCTTTTTGGGCTGCATTCTGGAGATGGTTTATATTGTAAAGATATTGTGCAGACAACCTATCAGAACAAAGTGTTATACAAAAGAGCAAAAAACTAAAGGAGAATATATATGAGTTATTATTTTAGAGATTCAGGATATCCTGGAGAAGATTACCTTATCGTAACAAAAAAAGGAAAAGAGGAAGGAAACCTTCCTGACGGCATTATCCTACTTGGAGGATTAATGTACTGTAGTATTGCTTTCCGAAACTGGATAAGAGAAGCGGAACGAAATGGATATTATGTTTATCCTGCAAAGCATTGCGAAAATTTGAACGAGATCACGCATATCTCGGAATTCGGTTTTGTTAATCGCTTTGGTTTTTTCATAACAAAAGAACCATTGTTTGTGCATAGCCATGAGGATATCATGATTGGACAAGGCTGGTTTGTCAGGAAACATACTACTGATTTTACAAAAGCTTTAGAAGTTTTAGAAAGTAAAACAAAAGGCGGAAGGGATTAAAACATGAAATTTATATTGATACACACAGACGGCTATTCTATCGACTGCGATGACAGTTATAAAACAATAGATGAAGCCAGACAAGAAATGAACCGACAGTATAATGAAAATATACCAATAGGTGGACTTATTCCAGAATGGAGAGATATGTCATTTATCAATGATGATGATGCTACTCTCTATACTAATGGCGAAGAGGTTCACATATGGAGGATTTATCATGAAAAAATTTCTTGAACATTTAAAGGAAAAAGATAAGGTCTTTGTGTAAAGAACAGTTGATCGAAATATTAAATAATAAGCGTGAAGCTATTCCAAGATGGTAATGGTAGGACTGGACGATTAATTTTATTTAGAGAATGTCTAAACAATGATCTCATTCCTTTCATTATCTAGGATAAAAATAGGAATGAATACATCGAAGCATTGAAGACTGCAAGAGATAATGATTTCTCCGCTTTAGCTCAGTTATTCCGAAAGGAACAGAAAGCTTACAAAGAGGAAATAGATTATTTCATGCAGAACTGTATTCCTCAAGAAACTAACAATAGGGAGTAACAGCATGAAGAATAAAACTTTTAGAGTACTAAGCATTGATTTTGATTATTTTCAAAATGCTAGTAAAGAAGCTCTAATGAAATATCCAGATGGTTTTGATTTACAACCAAGCCTTTCTCAACAGGTCTGGAAAGGTAAGTATGACTTCAAGCCATCTGCAGATTTAATAAAGACAGTAACATGTAAAACAAATGAAATGTACTTTGTAGAAAACATATTCATGTATAGCTGCAGGCAGGACATTCCAGTATTGGCTTGCTTTAGCCACGAATACATCTATGGATTTATACAGGAGCAATTTAGTACTTCTGGAGCAGAAAAGTTAGAAATAGTTAATGTAGATTTCCATGCGGACTATTACAATGATAATGTAAAGAATGATACACAAGATTGTGGTAACTGGTGTTACTTTATTAAACAAGAAATTCCATGTACTAAAGTAACTTGGATTGCTCCGGAGAATTACAAGGAGTTATACGAAGAGAAGGACTACACTGATATTGACAGAATCACAACAGACTTATCCATTTTGAAGCAGTATGATTACGATGCTGTTTTTCTCTGTAGAAGTGATAACTGGTTACCTCCGCATTTGGATAATCATTTCCAACAGTTTCTTCATTTCTTTTGTGGCTACTTTAGCCAAGGAAAAATTCAACGAATAATTACAGAGCCACGAGATTACCCTAAAGAACCAACATTTGGAATTGAAGGTGAAAAAGATTTAGAAAAGGACTCTGAGCTTGCATCAGCATTGGCAACATTAAAAGTTGTTTAACAAAGATTGGAACAGAAAACATCTGAAACATACACTTTACACCAACAGGGCACTCTATAGTCCTTCCATTGTATTTGAAAGTAGCGGATATATCCATACGGCAAGAGGAAGACAGAAATCATATTGGCTCAAATTAAAGTAAAAAAATAAATTGGAGGTTAGAATGAAATACAAAGTATACGGAAATTATGTATTCTCAAAATTTCTTGGTGAGGTTGAAGCATCCTCACAAGAAGAAGCTATAGAAAAAGCATTAGATGATGCACCAGAAAATGCTTGGCTGTGCGTTCAGTGTGCAGCTGAATTTGAAGATGCAGGGGAATTGGTTGAAAATTCTATTGTTGCCGAAGAAATTAGATAAATATCATAATCGGAAATAAGTCAGAAACAGTGAAAAAAAGAAGAAAGAGAGACTCACATCAAACGTGTGAGTCTTCTTTTTATGAATATAGTCATTATTTCAAATTCTTGTTCTGTATCAACAAATTGGTACGGAGCATATTCTCCATAGGCTGTTGGTCTGCTAATCGTGACAATCTGCACTCCTTTATAACCCGCAGTCCTATTTAATTTGCGTTTCAGCTATACAAGATGCTTACCATGTGTCGTTTTAAAAGCAAGACATCCGTGCGATTCTCGATCTTTTGCGACTAGATAACACATTTTTTAATGCCTTCTCAAAATCATTTTTTGAACGTATAAATCTTTTTTCATACCCTTCGTCATCATGATTTCGTTTTTATGCTACCACAAGGAATATAAAATATCAAGATAACTATTTTATTATTCTATCCGAGTTCTCGATCGAAAAACTCTCTTAACGTACAACCATTTTTCTGCATACAATAATCTTCCATCATTTTATGGAAAAACTCTTTTTCTTCTTGAGTCAGTTCCCATTCTTTTTCTTCGCAGCTATCGTCTCCATCAAGTATCATTAGAGCGGTTATATCTACAGGATTATCGAAATGCCAAAATGTGTAAAAATTAACCCACGCAGAAGGATCATTTCTTGTTTTTGTCCCAAAATACTTATCCACATCCATCCACAGTTCATACGTGGCTTCAATGCTTCTTTTTTCGTCATCAATAATTAGTTCATCGCAGCAATTAATTAGTTTTTTTGTAATATCTATTTCTCTCATAACATTTTACTCCTTATTTATGACAGAAGGGATTCTTTTCTATATTTTCGTAAAGTATTCTCCACTTCATCTCCTGGTACAACTTCATAAGCA